AGGAATGTGTCCAGCTGATCCAATTGCTTGTATTTGCCGTCCTTATCCCCTAATTCGTTTGTGATACGATCCTTCTCACTTTGCAGTTTCTTGTAGGAATCAGCCAATTTACCACGACCTTCCGGGTCATCCCGAAATTTGTTGTCAATTAGCCAGTTCTCCTGCTCCTGCGCAGTCATCTGTTGCTGTTGGTCAGCACTTTCTTCAGCAGTAACATTACCATCAGCCTGATTTTCATCAGGAGAGCCACCGGTTCCTTTGTTGAACTCATTCAATGTGTCCATCATAAAGTCGCCAGTTGGGTTATCTCCAGCTGTCGGTTCTGCTACCTGTGCTTCTGAATTAGCCATTAGATGCTCCTTTTTTTGTGCGGTTATCCAATAGCTGGAGCCGCTGTTTCAGAGTTAATCATATTTAGACCAGAAGATGCACCCTCTTTTACCTTTTTCGAGGCATCTCGCTGTCTCGCTTCTTCAAGTTTTGCGTTCGCCTTAACATTGCTCAAAGCCTGTTGCACTGGCTTGGTAGCTTCGGCAATCTCCGCCCTCATATTGGCGTGGAAAATTTCTCTTTCGCGGGTTTGCATATCACCCTCCAGCTGTTTCAGCTGTCCTTCCATCTGTTCAACAGCACCGCGTAGTTGCTGAATTTCACTATGTCTGGCAATCAGGGACGCTTTATCCATATCGCCCTGCATATTCATAATCACCTGTGTGCGGTCATATATACCGGCATTTAACAGCGTCAAGTCCCGCTGTAGATCGGCGGCTGGTGATTTCGCCCTTGTGCTGCCGATCACAACTTTTATATCCACTTTTGCAGACTGCATATCGTACATTTTCAGTACAGCTCCGGTCTTATCGTCAATTACCGGTTCATTCAGCATTAATTCTTTTGCTTCACCGTCAGGGTTCACCACCCGTAGAACTCTTTGTGTATTATAGACAGAAGGCATCCATTCCTGTGCCACCCATGCCGCCCGGGTGATCATATCATATATTGGCAGGATTTTCCAGTTCTGTTTTCTTGCCACTGCCTCATCAACGATCTGCGCCTCACCCACCGATCCCGGTGCATCCGATGCTGATCCCTGCAGGTATTTATATGCTCCAAAGACCTGCTCAATGTCCAGTTCATAGCGTTGTTTTTCTGTATATAGTTGACTGCTTACGGAGGGCGGCGCGAACTCTTTAATCTTCTGCTCTCTCAAAGCACCCGGATTAACCCGAATTAACGCATTTGGAATGTGCCACTTGTTAACTTCACCCGGATCAATCGCACCGTCCTCGTAAAGCAATTTAAAATTTGTTGTTGCGCTGGTATGTGATATTAACAGCGCTTCCGTCCTGTTGAGCATCCGCTGTGGTGATTTTGAATGACGTACATCGCCAGACGGATACGGTGTAGAGGTATGTTCATTGCAGGCCGGTATGATCGGATATTCTGTAATTGGAAGAACTTCATCGTACATCAGCTGATCGCCGAACAGGGCCACTTCCCGAATATGTTTTTCATAAACCAGTTCTTCCATAATAACATTTTCTTTTACCAGCGTAGCATAGCGTTCGTCCTTGGCCATTTCCTTATAGCCTTCGCGGGTCAGTTTCTGTGATTTGCCGGTATTCACATCGGTAATCAATACCATTGGCACGTTGACCTTGCTGAAGCGTACATACTTGCGAACCATTGCCTGATGATCTTGACCCACATCATCCCTTGTCCACACCTGATCTCTTGAATATTTACCGGAACCCTGCTCATTGACTTCGTAATCCTCTCTTGCTTCTTCAATTTCTTTTTCATACTGCGGAAAGACGGCCTTCAGTGCTTTCTTGGTATGCAGATCGGAAAATATCATTGATGATGCGTCTGAAAAATCAGACAGCATTGCATTGGGATCGACAAAGACGGATTCCGGTGATAGTCTGCGCACCCTGACTCCGCCCTGACCGCCATCGACATTCCAATCGGGAAACACATAAAAATAAGCAAGACCTTTAACAATAAAATCTTTACAGGCTTTACGGAACTGCACATCTCCCTGCGATTCCCGCCATATCCAATCGAGCATCTGATTGCAGACAAAGGCCATATCGTTGTCTGTCTTACCGATAGGACGCACATCCCATTCCGGAGATGCGGCGGCAATATTGGCAAGCACTGTTTCCACAGCCGGTCTGATCTTGTTATTCGCTTCCGGGGGCTGTCCTACGGATTCAAGATACTCTTTTTGTGATTCTGTCAGCTGGTTGCCAAGATAAAAATCCTCATCTTCAGCCATCTGATAGCGCCATTCCTCACCGGAAGATTGAAACAGTTTATAATCGTGCCACACTTCAGTGTGATCAATTTTTGGAAGGTCGAGTTTTTTTATGTTTATTGCCATCAGTTATAGATTACCTGACCGGTTTCCCAATCAGCCTTTATTTTACTTGTATCCGGTTCGACCCATACATTATTCTTTAACTGCAAATGCGGTTTCCACACATCATCCAAGGCCCAGCGCAGTGCATCGAGTGTATCTTTTTTAAACGAGCCAACTTCCTTGAACTGCAGCAGTTCATCAATCAGTTCATAATGTGTGTTTTTAACAAAAACAGCTTTTGACGCAAAGTACGGCTGCATCTGTTTGATGCGATAGAACTTATTCTTGATTGCCTGTTTTGGATTGACATTCAGAAACCGTCCTGATTCCTTACTGCGCCGCTGAATATAGTCCGCCAGCATCACATGACCTGTTTCCTCGATCTTGATAGCCCGTGGATTATAAATATCAGACATAGCGAAGATACGATCTGCGCCGTCCATAGGTGATACCTGTCCGCGAAAGTAGTCAATCACATAGATATTAAATTCCGGATCGACTGCAATCGTCATAATTACAGTGTAGTCAGCTTTTTTATTTTCCGAGGAAGCTGGGTCAACGCCCATAAAAGTGTTAACAGGAACTCTTTCCTCGCCTTTATCAGATATTTTCGTAACATAAGACTGACCGTTATCGAAGCTATAGTAGCCTTCCCAGTACTGAATATCCTTTTCTTTAAAGACACGAAACGAGTCATCCATAGGAATATTCTGATATTCCTGATAAAAATAAGATACATGGCCTTCGGAGGCTAACCTGTCTTTTTCGGCTTTAAGCCACTTATACGGTCTGTGTTCCTTCCATAATACTTGAACTTGTTTATTCTTTCGATACTCTTTACCAGAGGCGGTGAATATTCCTGCGCCCACATTTTGTGGGATTGCCTGATAGAATCTTGTTTTCCAACCTTTTATGATTCGCTCTCCGGCCTTGCTATATGATCTACGCCCCGCAATTCGGTTTAAATACGAATTATCGTCAACAATAGTTCCAATAAAACACAATTTAGCGTCTGTAGAACCGGGAATAACCGCTGCATTAAACCAGCGCGTAAATTTATCCCTTGACAGTTCCGTCATCGTATTTGATTCACCTTCGCCATCGTCAACTATGGTTAATGTAGGCCTATACGGCCCATATTTCAAACCTCTAACTTTCTGACCTGTCCCGCGAATCAGTATTTTACACATTCCGGTAGGTTTTCCATGCTCATCAAAGCCGGTTATAACCTCTTTTTCTTCTTTTCCCCAAGTTTCGCCCATTCTATTGCCAAAATATTCATGCAATTTTTTATTATATTCAAGTTCATTACCAATTGCTTCCAATAAATATTTAGACTGCGTTTCCGACTCGGATACTAAAAGAATAAAGCGTTCTTCACCAAAAAGCATCTGGTGGAGGGGGTAAATAAACGAAACAAGGGTAGTTTTAGCGTGTCCACGGGGCGCAACCACCGCCATTTTGTCGCCCTGCTTCAAGTGCAGGAGTTCATCGAATATTTCTCTATGAAATTGTGGTGATTTACACCTCATGTGGTAGTGCATGACATTATTTTTATCACCAAAAAGCACTTCAGAGAAGAAAAAGGGATCGAGATACATTCTCTGCAGTATTTTTTTGCGATCAGGATCGTGCAACATTTTCAGAATACTTTAAATTATACAATAATTTTTCCAGTTCATCAATTTCATTCAACATATCGAGTATACAGGCTGTAATAGCAGGTGAAATATCGTACGTTTTACCTTCAATACAGATAAATCCAACACTAATATTCTCAATGTCCTCTTTAAGCTGAATTGATGTTCTTTGTCTTTGTTCCACTTGAGCCATTTGTAATAATATCCACTAATTCTTTATCCGGAAGTTGCCGTTTGTGCTGTGCCAGCAGTTTCTTATCTCCATCAGACAGCATAAAGACAGTCTGTTCAGTTGTATTTTCCTTCTTTTCAACATGACCCATGATGTCACTCACCCTATTCAACGCCTGTAGGCGTGTACTGGCTGGTGCATCACTGTCCTCAATAAAATTTTTGTACTTTTTTGCTACATACTCGTCATCAATACCAACAGATTCCAAGCGTTCTTTCATTTTTCCTGCCATAACTTCTTTTACACTATCCTTTCGAAGTATTGCCAAAGCCCGGCGAAGTGAGCTTGACGGATTGTTGTCGCAATATACAGACATATAGGCATCAATAACGTCTGGAATCTTCCACACGCCTCGCTCGTCAGGTTCACAGTTGTCCATAAGCTGTTGAATGAAAGCACCCTGTAAAGCAGTGGGCTTGACATTCCTGACCAGACCCTTTTTGTATCTGATGTCCCACTCATAATCGGGCCGTTCGTAAGCAATGAGAGATTTTTTGTAAGTGGGGATTTCACCATATCCGGTTCTGATTAAATAGATTTCCTTTTTTCTTCCAGTGTCATATTTCCGCCTACCTAATACTTGTAAAACCTTTTCATCAGCGGTCAATACCCAATCGCCTTTGGATGCATTGCGCCAATCAGCGCTGTATTTTATCCCGAGATCGTCAGCTTCTGAAGATTCAAATACATCAAAAACTCTATTGCGGCATTGAACTTCCACTTTTTAATGTACAAAATAATTTTATAAATGTTTCAAAGTTTCTCGCGCGTACACGCGCTTTACTTACACCATACTTATAGCATATACATATACATATACATATAGGGAGCCTTTCACTAACCATTACCTTAACCCTTTATGAAAGGCTTCCAGTAAGGGTTTATTAATAGAAGAACCAAGGCTTACCATAACCCTTAAAAGTATTCCCAAAGTATTCCCAGTATATTCCCAAAGTATACCTAATGTATTCCCAACCTATTCCCAATGTATTCCCTCTTTGCCCAAAAATAGTTCGTAAAATCTATGGGAGCTTACTTCAGTCCGGGCCGGGGGGTGCGAAACGGAAGCCGATCTGCCGGTTTCGTTGAGCAGAAAAAACGACTTTCAGGTGTCTGAATACTCCATTTTTTCCGTAAATCCGGCCTAATTCTTCCGTAAATATGGACACTAACGCAAAAGTTATAACATTCTTTCAGAGGATCGGGCGCGGATCTGGT